TCAACCGACACCATCTGACCACCACATGTTGTGGTATTGACACGAGCAAAACAGGAGCAGACAATGGATGAAATCCAAATCAAACGTGCATTGCTTAGCCTTACCAAACTGGTTGAGATAATCGAGGATAACGATACACGTGAGTCATTGATCATTATCTGTGCCGTGCTGATTGAACATAACAAATCTATACAGGAGTTGGTTGATGCAGGAGATTGCTGATGGATGAAGAGTCACCACTGATTGCAGCAGGTGGATTTGTTATCTCATCTCCATCTGTGCAGGATATGCAACTCAACATGCTCATCTGGGGCAACAGTGGTAGTGGCAAAACCACGCTTGCTGCTACAGCACCTGGACGCAAGCTGTTCATCCTGTTCGATCCAGGTGGTGATCTATCACTAGCTAGTCGTGATGATATCAGCACGCTGAACGTAACAGGTGCGGCACCTGCTATCATCATGGCACAGCTACGTGCTGTTGATCCGTTTGGATTGGGTAAGATACTAGAGGCACGACCTGATATCGAAACTGTCGTTGTCGATAGTATGACTGTGCTGGCACATGTTGCACTAGCTGAGGCTGTTACAAGAGCAGGAGGAACCAGCACGTTTGAGCAACCGGGACAGAATGGCTGGGCCTTTCGTAACCAATCGTTGCTGCGTGTCACGGTTGCACTCATGCGTATGTGTGCACAACACAAACGTCATCTGATCCTCATCACACATGAGGGACCAGAGACACAACTGCCTAATGGTGTAGTTAGTTCAGTGAAGATGGCGTTGTCTAACAGCGTAGCCAACCAAGTTGGTTTGCGCTTCAACGAGATATGGCATCTCGAAGACATCGGCACTGAACGTAGGATAGCCGTGCGAACTTGTAGGTTCTGGACACCAATGAAGACACGCATGTTTGTGTCTACTCATCCAGAGTTCGTATGGCATTATGATGCTGATACTGGTGAAGGCGAAGGTATAGCCGACTGGTATAGAGCATGGCAGGCAGGAGGCGGTAAGAAGTTACCGTTACCTGTTCGTGTAACCACTAACAAGGGAGTAGTAAAAAAGTAGGCTGCCGTTTGCACAGCAGCCTAATAGTTGCACAAGTGTGAACAAGACAAACCAACCGAACATGACTCGCATGAGGCGTGTTTGATCGCTCATATGTAGTACATCTGCCCAAGGAGGGCAAGCCCAAATGTCTGAAAGCATTCTGTCATTCAGCGATGACATCACCAATGCACCGCCGCCACCGTTGCTTCCCGTAGGTCCGTATCCCGCTGAGATTATCGGTGCGATTAAGAAGCAGGGTAATGCTGGTGAGTATGCACAGATTGTATTCCGTATCAATGCGGAGTCCTATCCTGCCGACTTCACTGATGGTGATCCCGATGGTGTCGTTGTTTACTACAACTTCCTGCGCACGGAGGACACACCGCAGAACAAGCACCGCTGGCGTGTGTTCTTGGAGAAGGTAGGCGGTCCGCTTGGTCGCACCGTTGATCTCAACTCGCTCATTGGATTGACCGCGATGGTTGACCTGACACATCAGCCACCGAACCAGTTCCGTGACGAACCGAGTGTGCAGATTTCACGTATCCTCGCACCGTAATCGTATGAATATGCAGCCACATGGCTTGTGTTGTGTGGCTGCATGTCATATACTTATCACGTTACCAAACCAACAGGAGTTGAATATGTCTGAGACAACTGAAGCCCCGGCCAAGCGCAAGCGGAAGCGTAGTGCGAGCGTGGCTAAGCCCGCGTTCTTTGTCATCCAGGTGTTGGATGACAACGGTGAGCCTACTCACTTCGACAAGTCGCGTATCCGCCTTGTGAAGGTGGAGCGTAATGCCGAAGCCATCATGGAACTGATGGACAATGAGGATTATCCTCATGCATTCTACTTGCGTGGCATCGTTCCCGTGTCACGTCCTGGCACGCCGATGAAGGCTGCTGCTGAGTAAAGAATAAGCGCATCGCTACCATGTAGCGGTGCGCCTTCTTCTCCAAGGTTTGGTATACAAGGAATGCACAAGATGGACGCAACCAATGCAGTCGTGTTCGACGACATGCAGCAGAAGGCTATTGATGTTTGCTGTGATGTAACTAAGCGCATCGTCGCTGTAACAGGCAGAGCGGGAACTGGTAAGACACTGATCATCCGTGAGGTATCGGATCGATTAAGTGAGATGGGCTACAGTGTGCAGACCAGTGCACCTACAGGCAAAGCCGCTAAGCGTATCCGCGAGATCACTGGTCTCGATGCCATGACCAACCACCGTATGCTCGGCTTCGGTATGCCAGTAGACCTGGAGGTGGATGACGAGAAGACGGGTGAACGCAAGACTGTGCAAGTCAGTACTGGTCCGAAGTTTGACCGCGCTCGGCCATTACCATACGACACCATCCTCTGCGATGAGTATGCCATGGTGAACCAAGACATCCACCGCTCACTGATCAATGCACTGAAGAGTGGTGCACGGCTGTGTGTATTCGGTGACGTGAACCAGTTGAAGCCGATTGAAGAAGACAAGCGGTTGAACGATCAACCATCTGCATTCATGGCTGCACTGGATAAGTTTGGTGGCATTGTGTTGAATACAAACCACCGACAGGATGAAGGCAGTGGCATTGCGAACAATGGTGCACTGATCCTACAGGGTAGGATGCCACGCGCAGCTAGTGACTTCGCACTGAAGCAAACCGACAATCCCGTGCGTGCCATACAGGAGTTTGTCGAGGCATCACTGAACGATGACCATGACTATAGCGACAACGAACACCAGATCATCACGTGTATGAACAAGAGTTGGATAGGCACACAGAAACTAAACATCGTGCTGCAGTCCATGTTCTGGGATCGTGCACGTCCATTCATTGAGTTGCCACGCTATCGTGTAGGCAACGTAGCACAGCCTCCTATCCGTGTGCAGGTAGGCAGCAAGGTGGTGTATACCGCTAACACATATGACATGGGTGATGGTTTCAGCTATGCCTTCAATGGTGAAGTAGGCAAGGTGATCAACATCAACTACGAGGAAGGCAGTATCGAGATCGACTTCGGTGATCGTAGCGTGATCATACCACCGATCATCGTGCAGGTATATGCGGATGGTCGTGCTGTTGAACAGGACCCACGTCGTAACATCGACCATGCCTATGTGTTGACGACACACAAGTGCCAAGGCAGTGAGTATAAGCATGTCGCGTATGTGATTAACAAGGCCACGATCTGGGGACAATCACGTAGGAATTTCTACACGGCTGTGACACGGGCACGTGAGCACTGCACTGTATTCACTGACATGATGTCGTTGTCTAAGTCAACCAAGTATGTGGGATAGAAGCCATGATGCTTGAACCATTCAAGTCCATAGCCGAAGCCAACGCAGAACTGCGTGCGCTATGCCTTGGTGCTGGATTCGATTTCGATTGCGGATGCGGTGGCAAACTTAGCAGCGAGATCGCTATCGTGGCTGAGGCACCCGGTGATCGTGAAGTGCAGCAGCGTATGCCACTCATTGGTGGTAGCGGTAAGTATCTGTGGGACATACTGCGCAAGAACAAGCTGGGCCGCAATGATGTATACATCACCAATGTGATCAAGCGTAAGCTGGTCAGCAGTGCCATCGGCCATGAACTTGCGCCGCGCAAAGAGAAGCAAACCATTCCCAAGCAGGAGCGTGTGATATGGCAACACATACTACAGGAGGAACTGAGCCGCCTCCCAAACTTGAAATATGTGGTTGCACTTGGGAACTACGCCTTGGAGGCATTGATCGGTATCACTGGTATTACCGACAAACGGGGCAGTGTGTTCCCATTGGTCGTTGGTGGTCGAGTCCTCCAAGTGCTATGCACATTCAACCCTGCGCATGTTATGCGAGAACCACGGATGGAAGTCGTGTTCCGCATGGACCTGGGTAAGCTGCAACGTCTACGCGATGGAGTGTTTAGTGTTCCACGTATCGAGTGTCTCATCAATCCAAGCTATACAGAAGCCCTCGATTTCCTACGATATGCCCACACACTACAGTCACCGATTGCTTACGACATCGAGACCATGGCTGGTGAGACAGCATGTATTGGCTTTGCGCCATCGAACGACATGGGAATTTGTATTAACTTCCGTAGCCAAGGAGAGAACCACTACACTCCAACACAGGAGCGTGACATCAGGCTTGCGGCTCAATCACTACTGGCTAACCCAGGAACGAAGTTTGTGGCGCAGAACGGTCACTACGATGCGACGTGGCTATGGTTTAAAGATCGCATCCGTGTCAACCCGCATTGGTTCGACACGATGCTGGCACACCATTTTCTATATCCCGGCTTACCACACGACCTTGGGTTCATTACAGCGCAATATACAGATCATCCTCACTACAAGGATGAAGGTAAACTATGGAAGGAGGAAGGAGACATAGATGCATTCTGGGAATACAATGTAAAGGATTGCTGTATCACACGCATGGCTGCTCAGAAGATGGAACAGGAGTTGCTGAACAGCGGACAGCATGAGCAGTTCCATAACCATGTCATGCGCCTGCAACCTGAGTTGGTGCAGATGACATGCAACGGCGTGCTGGTAGACGCACAACTAAAGGATACACTCAGTGAACGACTCAACCGAGAACTCGACACAGCATATGAACGCTGCCAAGCTACGGCACGTGAAGCACTTGGTGATGACGAGTATGGCTTTAACCCACGAAGTCATCGACAGCTTGCTAAACTCTTCTTTGCCGATCTCCGTGTGGTCGGTAGAGGAAAGAGCACAGATAAGGAAAATCGAGACCGT